TTATCTAGCCGACTTTGTAATTTGTTGGCGCGACCTGATGCTGAATTAGCTATGTTGGTCACTTTTTCTAGGTTAGCCGCCATGTCGTCGAAGTGTTTTCGTACACTATCCGGGACGCCGGCCCATTCGTCTTCTGCAATAGGATCGCCGTCTGTGGGTGCCTCGGCTACCTTTTCAGGCGCTACGGGGTCCTCGTCTACTTTGGCTGCTTCGGGTGCTTTGATAGTTTCTGCAGTTTCTAAAGTTTCAGCGGTACTTGGTACGACTGGTGTTGGATCTTCGATCTCAGCGCTTGGGTCTAACTTAATGTCTTTGTCTTCAAACCCGGCGGTGAAAGCGTTGTCTAGTTCTTCTGTAGATGCTCTACCCATTTTTGGTATCCTCTGGTATTAAATGGCACTATTTCGGTTAGTCACTTCGCTTGGTGCTTTGGGACTAACAGCTTTTTGAAAGTCTTTTATCTCGGCTATACGCCCCCTGGTGGAGACGTCGGCGTTAATAGAATCATTCGCTATTCTAAGTTTAGTCAACTTTTCGTCAAAGTACGCTAAAATTTTAGCAACTGCCGGGATCATAAGCTCTTGAGGGGCTAATAATGGTTCGCGCTTACTCATTGCACGGGTCCTGGCTGATAGCTTCTTTAGCCTGATTAATCACTTCAAGCGACGTTTTAGCGCAGTAGTATACCTTTTCAGATTCATCAAAGATATAGTGACCTAGCTTCATGTGTCCCATTACTTCAACGTTTCTAACCGCGTGGGGGTGATCCGCTTGTTTCACTAAGCGCCATGTTGAGTCGTCTTCGGGTGTTTTAGTAGAGAAAATAACCATACGTGAAGTATGTTCCTCTTTAGCCCGCGCCTCGCGCGCGAATTCTTCTACCCGATAATTAGCTTTGCCTTGGCACTCATGCGCGCCGCACGTTATAAAACCTGATACAATCGTGGCTTGTCCCTCGAAAGCCATTTCTTTATCGCAGAATTGACAAAAAACCGACATACTTAATACCTCTTATTTTTCGAATGACTGACCGTCGGGCGCACGGCCTTTAGGTTCAGCTACGGGGGTTGCTACTGTAGTATCGTTAAGGCTAACTTGTGTCTGTAACTTCAATACAGTATCTTGAATTTTCTGTTTTAATACTTCCACTTGACGGGCGTTCGCGCCTTGCTCGGTGAATTGTAATAGCGTCGCGTCGAATTCTTGTTTCATTTGCAGTAAACCTGCTTGGAATTCTTGTGCTTTTGCCTCTGATTGGGCTTTTTGCTGCATTTTAAACGCTTCTAGCTGCATATCCTGTTCTTTATTCGATGCTGCTACGTCTGCGTCGAACGCTTTGACCTCTTTCTCTTGCTGGCCTTTCATTTGGGCTAGCTGCATTGATAGTTCAGCTTGCATTTGTGCGATCTGCAGTTTCGGATCTTCTTGAGGTTGTGCCATATTTTCTACGATGCCTTGCCACTCGTCGTCGTCGAAGTTTAGATCGTCTGCGTCTAAGTGGTACGCTTTTAACACTTTATCGATCCATTTCTGCGGGTCTTTTTTAAATACCGGGTTCATAACGTATTGACCGATCTGTAACAGCGCTTGGTTAGCTGCGTCTTTCTCGACTAACGCTGATGATCCGCGGGCGTCGATATTAAAGTCGCCTTTTAGTGAATCGTCTTTAGAATGTTGTAATATGTGCTTGTAGTACCGTCTAATGTGCGGCGTGGTGACTATATCGTCGTACAAGCGGGCTACACGGCGCAATACTGACGACGCGTTATAATTCTGTAACATCATACCGCCTAACGTTTCAGGCGTGGCCTGGTTCGTCTGACCTTGCATAATAAGCGGTAGCCCTGTGATATCCTCAGCCAGTTTTAATCCTAGCTCGATGATATTCTGTAACTCTTCTTGGATCATTGGCGCTTTTAAGAATTGGATCGCTTCTTTAGTTCGACTTTGCTCGGTCGAATCTGCGTCCTCGGCACCCACGAATACTTTCCACGGGCGTACCTCGTTGGGACCCTCGGCGGCTTGCACTAGGTTGGTGTCAATGTATAGCATTGGACCACCCGCGACCCCCGCGTTATCCATCATGTGACGCATAGCGCCGACGATGATACGTTGTGCTGGTCTAAGCTGTCTAGCTACGCCGATACCGAACGGCATACCTAAGCGGCGTTGCCATACCATCATATCGTACGGGAACTCGCCATTTTCTAAATGTGATACCGCCGTTTTAATTACACGGTTGTTGATCATAGTAACTTGAACGTGTACGTACTCTTCGCCGTTATCAAATTGGATATTTTCTTTTTCTGACATAATGTCAATCGACAATAAGTCTTTTGTACTCATGGCACCGTGGTAGTACCATATTTCAAATAGGTTGTTACGGCGCTCAGCGTTCGAGCTACCTAAACCGGGGTTATCGTTGTTCGTGGTATAATCGCCCTCGGCCTGCATTGGACCTTCACCGATAACTTTTACAATTTGATTCTTTATGTATCCGGGCGTACCTATAAGTTTCATTAGGTCGGCGCGCGTAATGTCGTCGCGTTCCCACGTATAATTACCGCTGTGAATGTCTTCACCACACGCCGGATCGGGATAGAAGTTTCTGTAAAACACGCGCATAGAACCTGGTTTAATCTCGGCTACTTGATCGAGTTTACCGTTTTTAAATACCAGTTTAGACGACTTCATAGGCACTGGACCTTTAAGTACGCCGGTACCTACTTTCGCCGCGTCTTCAATTAACCGTCTGTTATGGCCTGCGTATTGTGACTCGACTTGCCAGTCCCATATCTGATTTTCGGCTTTTTTGGCTGCTTCTTTAGCAGACCGCATAATTTCTTTAGCCTGGACCACCGCGTTAGCTTGTTGCTCGGCGCGTTGTGCCTGGTCTTTAGTTACTTCGTTGATCGCTTCGTTTACGGCCTTAGGGATCTTACCCTCGGCTAGCCCTGATATCTCGGGGCGTGGTGTCGGGCGAATAGCCCAACCGCGGTCGTCTGTTGGTAACATCATATCACCCATACGGGCTGATACCGCGTCAACATACGCGCGCGTAATGTTTAAGAAAATGGTCGACCCTTGCGACGCGCTGTCTTCGTCATTTATGACTTGAGACCCTAGCGGCTTACCGCGCCATGCTTTAAGTTCACGGCGGTTAGCGTCGTCGATACCCTCGTAGTATTCTTCGTCTTCTAACCATTCGTCTTCTATGCCTGAATTTTTACGCCCGTCGATAGCTTCTGACCGCGTTTGCGATAGTGCTAGCCCCATAGCGTCTAAATGGTTCGTTAGTTCTTCGGTGCAGACTTCTAAGTCTTGCCCGTTGACTATCACCATTTTTTTAGTGTTCTTTTTCTTATCGTCGTCTGAATATGACATTTATCTAATCCTTTCTTTGTACAAGATCGTTATGCTGCCCGTACCGGAATTATCGGGGTCGACTATAAGATTTGTGTCGAATATAACGCCGTCATTGCTGGCGAACTCCACTACGGTACCTGCAGCGGTACTAGCGGGAATGATAAACAAGGTAGTTGATCCGTTATTGATGTTACATGCGTGAGCAGATAACACCGTGTTAACGACGTACCCGCGTACTATGACTGGCGTTGGTGCGACCGTAGTTATGTCGTTTGCTAGGTCAACCACGCCGGGGGTCCAATTAGCGCCATTCGAAGCCATGTTCTAAAATACTCCGCGACGGCCGACTTTTTGGCTACCGGTACTGTCACCCTCGTAGGTAACGGTTACTGTTGGGGTCGTCCCACCAGTAAGTACGGTTAAATTAGCTTTTACGAATAGGACCGGTGAGTCTACGTCGAAGTATATCGCTTTAGTCGCCGTTAGTTCCCCGGCTGAAAAAGCGTGGGTGCCTACAGTACAAAACGTAGTACCGTCGAGACTACCCTCTAACGTTACCGTTACAGCACTAGGACCGCCGGTAATAGATACCTGTAATGCGTGTTTGTCGATTAGCCTACTAAACTCTTTTGCTAGGCTTGCGCCTGTTGACGTTACCGCCGATAAAAGTACAATACCTGACATAATTTCGCTACCTTATTTATTGGTTTTGTGGCATACTCAGTAAAACCACTGTTAAACTAAAGTATACGTGAAGTTCGTATATTATCATAAAATTTTTACTTTATAAAATTATTAACTAGGATCTTAAAAATGATAACTCGGATATCAGATACAATTACTAAGTATGGATTAGAAACAGTCGACCAATTCGCTAATAAACTTGGCGTCACCTCAGTAGGTACCAGCGTAGGCCTAACGTCTGCCGAAGTAATAGCCGACACTAGTTGGGCTCTTACAGACTACGCGTTACTCATATCAGCCATTGGCGGTATCTTTTTTATCATAGAGAAAATTTTCGTTATCTATCTCAGATACAAAGAAAGTAAAATACTCATGAAGCAGGCTACCAATTACAAAAAACGCAACTTACCTAAGTAGCCGCGTTATAATCCTAGCCCTGGGTCTCTTGCCCTAATACTTCGGGTATTCGCCGTTGAACGTATGTTCTTTTTCTTCTTAGGCGCTTTCGTAGCGCAAACCATCATAAGTGCATCAAACAAGTTAGGCGATTCTATGCCTCTCGCTTTCATTTCTTTTTTAGACTCGACCTTAATCTTACCGTTGTTCGTATAAATACGTTTCGGTCTTGATAATTCCGCGACTAGTTCAAATTTGTTTATACATGCCGAATCAATAGAGATCAGATTGTCAAAATCAATGTCTAAGACCATACCGCCTTTTTCAACTTGTTGTCTCACAATGAACGCTTGCTCGAACCGGTCACGCATCCACGTAGCCGCTTGAGACCTAAAATTAAGAAACGTATCCGCGTTCGTTTTAAGTGATAAGTCGCGTTCGCCGTCTTTCTCGCCGTAGCGCTTTTTCGGGTCCTGGACTGATCCCGATCCGTAAAACGTTTGGAATTCTAGCCTAGTATCTTGGTATTGCTTAAAAGCTAGCTTCATCACCGGTGCGCCCATACCGTCGGCGTCATAAGTAAATATTTCTGAATTCGTTTGATACGCGCGGTTATACGCCCACGGGATCGCTTGTGTGATATCCCCGTCGACCATTAATTCTGCCGCTGTCACGACGTAGCCATGCCTTGAAGCAATAGCCTTAGCGTCTCCTGTATCCGCAGGGTCGAACGCTGTACACCGTATGCCCGTCGGTGGTACTTTGATTAGCTTGTGTAAGTCTAACGCCGCCTGTACCCATTGTGACGGTATGAAGACGTCTTCTGCCGACGCGTTAGGATCGCGATCAATCTCTTGCGCGATTGTAATAGGATCACGCTCAGCTTTTTGTTTTGCGTACCACGCATCATCTTTGCGCGGGTCGTCGCGCCAATCAAATATAAATTTACGGCGTGTGCCGTGGAAACGTAGCGAGTTACGATAAAATAAATTACCGTTACCGTTGAACGTACTGATATCAATTTGACAGTTAGTCGATTGCGATAGCGAGTTAGCTACGGCTTGTTGTCTTTCAACGAACGCCGCTTCATCGACAAAGAATACCGATTTACGACCACCACGGCCAATCTGATCCCCGGCGTCGCCGGTTATTGTCGCGCCCGTCTCAGGGTTAATCATTTTCATAAAGCCGCTGTGTAATCTAGGTACATATCCAGCGGGCATGAACTCAGGTGGTACGTGACCTAAGAAAAAACGTATTTTTTCGAATATACAATCGGGGTCACCTTTACGATCTACCTTGTCTTCTTTGGCACTACCAAAACCGGCACTAAAACCCGGCACGAATAGCCAATTACTACACGCATACGCGACACTTAGCCACGTTACGCCGCAGTCGCGAGACTTCTCGACGATACCGTATTCACCGTTTTTCCATTGAGCGTCAAGCCATTTAAGGTATTCTTCTTGCTTTGGCCACACGACGAACGGAATGTTAGGCAATAGCCCTTTTTCTATCTGTCTCGGGTCAAAGGTAAAGCCCCAGTCCGATATAAAGTCCCACGGGTTATCGCGATAGTAGACCTTTAGCGCGGCTAAAAGTTGTGGATTCTTGCGGATCTCGGCTAATTTTTCTTGACGCTTGATAAATACGTCGGTGTAATCCGGGTTTAGATAGTCGATATTCGACATACTAGCATAAACCCGCTATGAGGATAACGCCCGCGCCTACGTAGAGTAGGACTACTGATACGGCCACTATTTTAATTTGTAGCCGT